CTGCATAAGTTAAACTGTCAATCGATGTCTAACGTCGAAATACATAGTACAGGAACTATGCTGAAGGACGCAGAAGACCACGGCTTTACAGTCGATGGCAAGGTGCATCCCAAGTGTGTTTTCAACTTTTTTGATGAACCCGCTCTGATTGAGATCTATGGCACTGGTAGAGTGCCTAGGAGGAAGAACAAGAGTAGGGTTGTCAGCACTGTTGTCTCTCCCTTTGTGGAATCCCTTATGGGAATTCCAGTGCAACACGGACCTCCTGAGTATTATTCTCACCCGTGGATGCCTTGGAGAGATTACGCATTAGTGGTTACAAAAGACGCACCACCCCACCCATACTACCTTGAGCTGGCAGCCCAAGACGTGGCTCGTAAAATCGGGAAGTTCATGACTAGGAAGCCTAGTGTGAAGAACTTACTCGTTGAGCTATGCTATGATGCAGCGATTAGTGGTTTGGATGACTGTTTCGGTATTGACAGTATAAAACTAACTACCAGCATGTGCTACCCTTATTACCACTCTAAGAAGAAACATTTTGAGAGAGGGGGTGAGCCCATAGATGGGATATCCGATCCCATCGAAGTAGACCAACAAACCCTAGATGACGTGTACCGCATGGAGGACTGTTTGGCCAGTGGTGAAAGAATTCACATGGTCGCAACACAGTATCCTAAAGACGAACCGACCAAATTGGGTAAGAAGAAGGTAAGAATCTTCGTTGGTCTTCCCGCAGCATTCCTCATTGTGGTGAGGAAGTACATATTGACAGCAGCGAAGGTCGTTATGGAGAACGGCCTTGCGTTTGAGACTGCAGTTGGCGTAAATGCAACTAGTCCTGAGTGGAGTAAGATTCGAGGACATATTGTGAAAAAGTCAGAAGTTAATTGCGTGAATGGAGATTTCGCAAATTTTGACCAACGCGCTTACTGCTTAATGATATTGATTTGCTTCAAGATCATCGGCATGATGTACGAGTGTGCAGGAGCAAGTGAACGCCACCTCACTATAATTAGGGGCATCGCCACGGAGATAGCGTTCGCGTTGTGTAACTTCGATGGCACATTTGCGCAGTTGATGGCCGGACACATTTCCGGTAATGCGCTAACGGTCATAATCAATGGCTTCCTAAACATGCTCTACATGCGAATGGCATGGTATGAGCTGGTAGACAGACTCTCGGACGTGACGAAGAGAGAGAAACTGAAGGAAGACCTCATGAAAGATGACTATATAACCACCGACCAGTGGCTGCGATGGCTGTCAGATTACGTTGAGCATGGCGCTCCTGATGATTTTGACAGAGCTGTATCGCTGATCACGTATGGCGACGACAACGCCATGTCCGTGGATCCTCGCTACTCATGGTTTAATCATCAGACCATTAGTTTTATCCTTAGTCAGTATGACGTGAAGTATACGATGGCTGATAAGGAAGCGAAGAGCATTCCATACATTCCAATGACTGAAGTGAACTTTTTGAAGAGAGAATTCAGGTGGGATGA